TCCGCCGTTGATAGCCTGCGTGCGGATTGTGTGCATTGAGCTCACTTTACCGTTAAGCCCCGCAACAGTATTGCTCATTTGCGTTACAGTAGCTTCCGCGCCACCAACCCGCGCAGTTAATGCGCTAATTTGTTGAGCGTTAGCCTTATCGCTGTTAGCCTGAGCTTGTCGTACAGCAGTTATTCCGGATAATGCAGATTCCGCTTTTGCCGTTACGGTTTTGATTGTTTCGGCTTGTGCTTTGTCCGCTTTTTCCAGTTTTTGTATCGCTGTTCCGGTGGTAGCTGCTTGGTTGTTGATTTGTTGGAGTGCATTATTTACCGCAGCAATGCGTGCTTTTGCCTCTTCAGACACCGCACTATTCACATCATTTTTGAGCGAGTTAATCAACTCTTGCCCAAGGTGTGATTTAGTGATTTTGCCCTCAATTGCATTGAGTAGATTATCCGGGTTGTGGTCAGCCTCGCCAAATACTGCGGCGGTAAATTCGCCCTTGTTGTCGTTTTTATCGCCGCAGCGCAACCAAAAGTAATACTGATCATTAAGGCTTACTCCGCTCATAATGTAATTATTTTGGGGGTATGGCAATGTTGCAATTTTAACCGCTTTGCTAATCTCGTTAGTTTTGCCACGCCAAACCTCAGTATAGTTCCCGACGGTTGCTGTCTTAGGCAAATCCCAATCAAGCTCAATCGCAAACAATAGTGATTTAGTGACAAAGCGAGGGATATTAAGATTAATCTCAAATGTACGCGTTACCGGATCGGATAATTGACCTGCGCTGTTTTTACTGCGTATCTCTACCGTATATCTTCCGTTTGGGAGATTATCAAAACTAATCTCCGGACTATCCAAGTCTAAGTGAGTGCTGTATAGATTGCCGTTACGGTATAATTTAACGTCATACTTGACCGCACCATGATTTGTTGATGTCGTCCACGTTAATTTAACGCCACCATCACCAAAACTCACATCGGCATTGGCAGGTTTGTTAACTCCTGCGCCATGAGCCGTAGTAACTGACGGCATAAAGCTCGCACTACCATCAACAATCGCCTCTTTCTGCGGTTCGTGTTGCAATGCAGTAATGGTGTAGCTTCCGTCGTCATTTTCGGTGATACCGAGTGCGCGGTAGAGTTGCGTTGACACTACGCCTGATTTAAGCACCCAGTTATCAAAAATGTTCAATCCTTGCGGTACGCTATCAAGCTCAACGATGGCAGGATTAGCCTTATCCACCAATTTAATTTTGATTTTTGTCAAACCATCAGTGGTGATGTAGTTTAGATAGCTCTCACCTTTAATCTCTACAGGCTGATCTAACGTTACCTTTTTACCGCTGATTGCAACAACTCGGCCACCCAAAATTTTGCCGGCATAGTTGTTATCTGCGACCTCGATAATGTCACCGGGTAAGTGCATTAATCCTTGTCGGCCAACAGTAAACGTAATCGTGCATTGCTCAAGACGTGATGTCTCCAATACCCATTTGCCGTATCTATGAGCCTGTCCACGTGAGGTACAACCATAAGCGGTCATTTTTTTGACGTTGTAGCCGTAACGAGCAATCATGCTATTGTCGGCAACGTACTCAATTGCTTTTTGGTATAGATTGCGCTCATCCGCATACTCAACCTCAACCGCGGTAAAAATTGCTTTGCCTGCGGCGTATTGACGGATAAATTTGCCGTCTTTTACGTTTGATTGAGAGTACAAACAAACGGGATCAGCCGGTCTATCTTGGATTGCGGTAAATTGCGTGCCGTCCCAAACGGTAATCGCGCGGAAAACGGACGCCATATCAGACAGTACGTTGTATGCCTCACGTTGCTCGGTAATCCATAAGTTAGATACCATGCGAGGCTCTTTGCCACCGTAGCCGTCATCCACAAGCTCATCACAATATTTGGCAATCTCATACAGCATAAATTTATCAATGCCATAATCGCCAATGCGCTGACCTAAACCGGCTAATTTATCTGTGATAAGGTCATAAAAAATCCATGCTGGGTTATTGGTCCAACCCATTTTAAAATCACCTCGCCACAATCCCGGTGCGTATGTGCGTGTCTCAGGATTGTAGGTTGTCGGGATTTTGATAATGCGCCCATACAGCAAAAAATTGATGTTGGGAAAATTTGGGTTGTACCGGCTATCGGTCTTGATGCCGACAATCGCCATATTCGGATAGCTTAACTTTGTGTCGATAATCTCTGTGTAACTTACCCAATGTGTACCATTTTGTAAGCGTTGAGATTTACTATCATCCGTTAATCGCTTGACTGTAACCGTAAATGGTCTTGGCGGTAAATCATCTATGATGTAACTACGGTAAAATCGGGATGATGACTTACCCTCGATCTGATACGTTCCGCGCGGCGTGTTGTTAACCAAAATTTGGAAATCAACAGACGTGCCGTGTGTGTCCCCTTGATCGTTTTGAGAGATTAACGCATTTACGCCGATCGTTAGACGTAGGCGCGTCACATCAGGGTCTATTACCGATCTAGTAATGGGATGTTGCTGTTTCACCTCCGCTCCGACAGATACCTCACGCTCAGACGCCTCAAACCCCTCTAATGGTTTTTGGTCTTGATAGCCTAGATTGTATTGGATCTCTGTGTTTTTAAAGTTAAAACTAGCGGCATCATTATCATCTACGCCATTAGCATTTTGGATCGGCGTATTGTCAAAATACGTGTCTTTCCACTTGTTTGCAGGTCCTTTAATTGGACCGAGTGAAATGAGACCGATTGCGCGTAATTTTTGAGCCGAGTGCAAAGAATCCGGTGCCTCGTACGGAGTATGTCCGCCGCCACCTTTTGATTTACCACCCATAACAAATCCCTAATTAATTTCCAAAAAAGAATGGTCTTGAGTTTTTCTTCGTTTGATCTTTTGTGTCTATCATGTCATCAAACGTTTCAACCCCTTGCGATATAAGCACAAGACTTGTTAGCATTTTGCCGTACAGCAAAGGGATTGGTCGCCCTTGTGGGGTTAAGTTTTTGATATTGCTAAACGAGGTGCTTTGTTTCTTCTCACCCTCGTTATATTTTGTGTCCATATTTGGCACTTTTGTGAGCAAGGTCATCGCGCCTGATAGCACCATCGATGCCCCCATCGCCCCCATCATCATTGCACCTGTCCCCCATGCCGAAATTGATGCCCCCCCAGTAAAAAAGGCTGCTGCGATGAGTGCTGCACCTAAAATAATTTGTCCTACCCCAATACCTTTTCCCGCCCCGGAAATCACCGGCGTGAAATGCACCGTACAACCATCTTTAAGGTCAATGATTGGCGTTGTCTTGAGTTGATCTTCGGATAGATACTTACTACCAAAGCGGACTTTATAATAGCCTTTGCGGATATGTTGTCTAAGCCCCTTAATCTGCGTAAACAGACCGCTCATAAGCTCTTTAAAATTGCTAACCTCTAACTCTATCGGGCTATCTGCAAATCGTTTAAGATCGCCGTAAAATTTAACTTGTACCAATCTTTAAATCTCCATATTGAGTGAGTGTGCTTGAGCCAAAATCCGTTGTACGGCACGCGCACAGACAATCTATCCTCACTGTGGTGTATCATCATTTGGTTACCTAAATAAACCCCGGCATGATTAGCCACATCAGCGCCGACTTGGATTAGGACGACATCTCCAAGCTGTACATCGTCCTCTTGCATTAGCTTGTAAAATCCGCATCGTTGCAATCCTTCCTCGTACAGATTGGAGGATTCAAACCAGTCAAACGGATATTCTGACTTGTCGTCTAAATCAATGCCGGACAACATATAGCTATCCAATACGATGTTTCGGCAGTCTTGTTTATTGTTTTCACACTGCCGCCCTAGTAGCGGTGGAATGTTGCGAAATTGCTTAACCTCTCCACCAACAACCAGCCAAAAATCCAAATCTAACCGCACTTGGCACTCACGGTCGGCTGTTGAGAGGTAGGGTAATCCCTTTTCCTCGCCACTGTCAGGGTGAGAGTGGACGAGAGCAACAATCTCCCCAACGTCTTCCGCCGCAATAAATTCTTCCGGTGCAATCTCAAAATAATTGATCGGGTCGGGCGATACATTGACGCACGGGATATAGATATTTTGCTTGCCATCAAAAACAACAAAACCGCAAGATTCCTGCGGTTTACATTGTTCGGCGTGTGCCAATATCTCTTGTTTTAACTTGTCATCAATCATGATTAGTTACCGTACTGTGTCGTGCTCGGGAATCCACCAAAAGGCAAAATCGCATTTTCGCCAAAGCGTAATTTGCAACCTCTTATGCAGTGTGAGCATTTATCCTTTTTTTTTGTCACTTGTTGGATTGTCAAATTCGTCAGCCACCGGGCCTCCGGTATAACCGCACTCAGGGGAGCGATATTGCCAAATACAAGTATCGGAGGTAATCATCAATAACGGGATTTTTGCGTTATCTGTTTCCGCAGGTGAGGCTAACTCAAACACAGCACGCTCATCATCAAGTGATTTTAATTGTTCAATGATGTAGTAACTTACACTTTCTTGTCTCGGATCTGCCGTTGGATTTACACCGCCCGGAAAGTTTTTTGCATCCAAATATTCCGCCGGCACAAGATGGCGTGTTACCTTGCCGCCAACACCTTGTCCAAAGTGCGCCACAATTCCGGTTACGATGCCGTAGAGGTTTGATACCGCAAGTGTTGGGCGGTTGCTTGGCCCTTGTCCACTAATCTCAAAACCGTCTGCTTTTATCGGGTAGGCTTGGTACTCTTTACCTTGCCACCAAATATTGGATCAAGTTTGGCTTACGCCGTTGTGGAAACGGTAGATCTCGCCTTTAACATCAGGAACGGCATTGCTTGAGATATGACGCAAGTCAATTTCCCAAAGCTCTAATAATGCGCCTTGCTCAAGTTTAAATAGGTCTGAGCGCATTTCTGTTGGTAGTGGTTTAGGCATATTTGCTCCAATAAAAACCGCACCCTGTTTCCAAAGTGCGGTCGTTTTAAATGATGTTTTCTACATTTCTCAACAGCTAATTTTCAACTTTTTACAAAAAGAAATGTGTAGGCAATGAAGAATAGGATAAATGCTACAACAAGGATTTTCCCTATCGGTGGGTTGTTACTTTTCTCTTTATTTTCCAATTGGTTTAGCTGCGAAAAATATTCAGCAGTATCTTCAACCTCTTTTCCTGACTTAATGTCAAACACTCTTTGTATATCGTTTAGGTAAAAAACCGCTTCCTGCTCAAGTTCTTCACAATATCCCCAAATGGCATTTTTTTCTGGGTAATAATCAGTGATTGCAACATTTAATGTTACAACTTGTCCATCTACAACATAATCAATCAACACATCAAGATAGCAATAATCCTCCTCTTTGCTTGAGGAAAATTCCAATTTATCGCGCTTAGAGATACCCGTTCCAGGTATGCCTAAATTTCGATAAACCCCATTTTTCCCTATATTAATAGATGCGCCTTTAATTCCGGTTGTAACACTTACGCCGGACTTGCTTATGTTTAACTTTACGCTGGGTAGGATTTTTTTTGTCTTTCTAAATTTTATAGCCATGGGATCTCCTTAAGTAAAGATAATCCATTCTTACAAAATAAGAGATCCTATTCAATGGAGTTAATTAAACACCTGCTCAAACGGCAGCTCATAATCAACATAAACCCCGTTATCTGTGCTTGTCCACTTGCGGCAGACAACCAAGATCGGAGTTTTTTTACCCGGCTGCAGCCACTCAAACGACTTATAGCCTCCGTGCCGCAGTAAAAAACTCTCAAGCTCATCAATAGCCGCTTTGTCTCGTTTGTTTAGACGCACCGTAGGGGTAGCTTTAGAGACAATGTGATTTAAGCCGTCTTGTATTCTTTGGGAGTAGCCATCACCAAATTTAATTTCCTTGATCTTTGGTTCGGTTTCTATTGGTAAGCCCCAAAGGGATTTCCACTTAAAACGCTCTTTTGCCATTTATCTACCTCCCATCATTCCACCTGGGCGTGATTCATTTTGGATTACCTCATAAACCTGTTTTTTAGTTGCGGCAGCAACCATGCGGGCTAACTCCGCATTGTCTGCGCCGTTACCATCAAAATTATTTGTTTGATTAATCACAACGCTATTTCCACCACCGCCACTACCAAGGGCTTTATTTAGATTTTCGTTACTCGTAATTTGGCCGGTTGCACCGGGCACAAAGATTTCTGGTCCACGCTCACCAACAAGATAAGCTCGACCGCCACCAACCGGGCCACCATTAGCCCTCACACCTGATAGGGTTACACTTGTTAATTGGCTTAATACCGCAGCACCTTGTGACGCAACCGCCGCCATATTGGCAAACTTTTGTGCCGGTGTAACTGCGGTAGGGTCATTCATTGCTTTCATCACGGCCGCATGTAGGTTGAGCATGGATTGCGCGATCTGAAATGATTTAGATATTGCAAATAGCGTACGGTAAGCGCCGGATTGTTTGCCTCCAGCAACCTCAGCCAATCCAGCCAAGCCATCAAATAGAGATGACGCCATACTCAACTGGGATGATACCGCCTGACGGTCTAAATCCTCTTTGCGTTGTCTGTATGTATCCTCAATTAATGCCTTAGCCTCCTCAAATTGCTGTACGCTCAATAATTGCTGATCGTAAAGCTCTTGCGCTTTGGTTAATTGATCCTCACGAGTAATATCGTTTTGTACATACGGATCGTTTCCGGACCCTCTGATATCATTAAAAAATGACCGCACTTTTTCCGTTTTGTCGTACTCATCACGGCGCATTTTGTCTTTTTGCTTATTGATTGCGTCCTCATATGCTTGGTTTTCAAGCTCAAGGTAATGTTTACGCAACTCTAAAGCTGAGGCAAATCCACGCTCTTTTGCATCTCTTTCAGAGATTGACATTTTGCCGATAAGCGCTATGCGTTCTTGGTGGGCTAATGTGATTTTTTGGAATTCGTCAGCATAAGCCATATCAAAGCGCGCTAAATCATTCGTTTTAGCGGATGATTTGACCGCACTTTTTTTATCCTCGCTTTTTTGGAGTTCCGCCAACTCTTTGTTGTAGCTTTGAGTTAATTTATCTAAGGAGGATTGACGCAATGCATCAATATTATCAAAGCCTCTGCGGCGGATTTCTTCTTCGCTCAACACAAGATTTTCAAGGGCTTTTTTGTCCTTTTCGTATTGAGCTGTTAATTTTTCGGATCTACTTTTTAGCTTATCTTCGATCTTTCCGAGTGTTGACGCTCCGGCGGTTTCTCTTTCGGTTCTTTCGTGCTTTTCTCGCGCCTCGTTTGCCTCTTGTTGGCGTTTTCTTGCCTCTGCCTCCTGCGCATCTAGCTCTTTTCTTGACTTGGCTAGATTTTCACGGGCTTTTTCCAACTCTTTCGTGGTGTGTGCTAACGCATCATTTATACCATCACCATAAATACCGGACTTAGCCTTTTCTTCGAGACTTTTTTTGGATTTCTCCAGCACATCAATTTGCTTTTCGAGGGTATCTACATGCGTTTTTGTATCAACCCCTCTCATGACTTTTGTTAGCCATAAAAAAGCCTCAGCTAATTTATTTATTGAGGCTTTGTATAAGTCAGCGATACCAGTAGAGGTGGCAAATGCCTCTTTTAGCTCATCGGTTGCCTGCCCTAAGGTATCTAACGCACCAGCAACAGTATCGCTTGCGACAGACTCACCGGCTCCACCAACACGCTTTTGTAGCTCATGCAAAATAATCTCT